AAGAGGATATAAATGAGTGATTTACAAAAAATGTTTATCGAGGATGCACCTCAACAACTCGATGAATTAAATAATCCAGAGTCATTATCTGGCCATGTTTTAGAATTACAAAAGCTAGAAGATGAAATTAAAATGGATGAGGAAAGATTATCAAAAAAGAAAGAGCAAGCAGATAGATTATCACAACAGGTCATACCTGAGATTATGGAATCAATGAAATTAAAAACAATGAAACTACGTGATGGATCTGCGATAGAGGTAAAAGAGATTTACAGCGCAACAATACCTGTGGACAAACGGGATGGCGCATTTAACTGGCTTCGAAACAACGACTTGGGTGATTTGATTAAGAATGAGATCACTGTTTCCTTTGGTCGTAACGAAGATAACAAGGCTAGCGAATACGCGAATCTTGCCGAGAGCAATGGGTACCAACCGGTTCAAAAACTTAAAGTGGAACCCATGACTCTCAAAGCACTATACAGAGAGCGAGTCGAAAAAGATTTAGACTTACCCTCTGAACATTTCAATCTGTTTAAGGGAAACAAAACAAAAATAACTAGGAGCAAATAACATGAGTCAAGAAACAGGAGACTTAACGACAAAACAAGGTGGTGCATTAGCGACATTGGACTTTGTATCAGATTCAGGGATGGGTCTTGAGAATATAGACAAGTCAGATCTTGCGTTGCCTTTTCTGAAACTTTTACAATCAGGTTCAGATGAAACTAAAAAGAAACATGCAAAGTATGTTGAGGGCGCAGAGGCCGGTATGTTCTACAATACAGTTACAAAAAAATTGTATAGTGGAGAGAAGGGGATAGATGTTATCCCAGTCTTTTACAAAATGACATACCCAGAGTGGGCACCTTTTGAAAAAAGAGAGGGCAGACCCATCCATAATGATAGGGGTCCAGGCATCATGAGTCAGACAACTCAAAACGATAGGAACAAGGATATGCTAGCAAATGGTAATGAGATTATCAAAACGGCAAATCACTTTGTGATTATCTTGGGTGACAGACCAGAGAAAGCTCTGATGACCATGAAATCAACACAGCTTAAAGTTAGTAGAAGTTGGAACTCACTGATGGAAGATCAGTTTGAGAATGATCCAAAGACTGGCAAAGCTGTACCGGCACCAATGTTTTCTAGAGTATACAAACTAAACTCAGTAGAGAACTCTGGTAGTTTTACTTGGCATGGATATAATATCAATTTGATAAAAAAGGTGGATGACGCTGGAGTTTATCAGATGGCAAAAGATTTCCATAACTCGTTAAAAAATAGTCAGACAAAAGCAGAGTCTAACGGACAGGACTCTAACTACTAATTCTACCTCTTTTGAGGAGATAGGGGCGGCAAAGCGAGAGTGGAGCCGCCCTGACCCGGGATCTTATGGTTGATGAGTTTATAAAATTATTTACAGGTTACCAAGGCGACTTTGGTATTGCGGACATGTCTTCCGCTCAATTAGATACAGAAAAAAATAAACTTAAACCTAATTACGAGTGGGCTGGTAGACCGATCACACAAGGTGATTACAAAGATCACATAGAGGGAAAGATATCAATAGGTATACAACCATGCAGATTAGATAAAACCGCAGAGTTTGGTTGCATAGATATAGACCCAAAAAATTATTCAACATTTAAAATAGAAAATTATCTAGCATTATTTCAACAATATAAGTTACCACTAATACCATTATTATCTAAAAGCGGAGGATTACATTGCTATTTGTTTTTAAAAGAACCAATACCGACTGTCGATCTAATCTCGGCTTTGAAATCTTTTTTACTGCCTCTTGGATTAGATCCTGACACAGAGGTTTTTCCTAAACAGAAAGAATTAAAAGAAGATGACAAAGGTGAGATAAAACCAGGTAATTTTATAAATCTACCATATTTTAATAATGGCAACACAAACAGATATGCAGTTGATAAAGATAATAATAAATTAGATATACAAAAATTTTTACAGATAGCAGAGCAGAACAGAATAGGTAAACAAGAATTAGATAAACTTGTTGATCAAACTTACAAAAATATTTTAGTTGGCACAAACGAAGAATTTGAGGATGGTCCACCATGTCTAGCACTTTGCTCTAAAAGAAAATTAGATGATGGCAGAGACAGATTTATGTACAACTACATGGTGTTTGCTAAAAAGAAATATAAAGATAAATGGCCTGATAGTGTTGCAAATGCAAACTATACTTATCTAGAGACACCCTGGGACAAGGCAAAATTAGACTCTAAGATAGCAGCATGGAGAAAAGATACGGCAGGTCATACTTGTTATGAAGATCCTATACATAGTAAATGTATGCGTAGCCTTTGTTACTCTAGACCTTTTGGTGTTAAATCAGATAGCATCACAATGTTTCCTGACATAACAGACTTTGAGATCATAATGTATGCTGAACCAGAATATAGATTTAATGTGGCTTTACCTGATGGCACTAAAGCTGGTGTTGTAGCAAGCAACAGGCGACTGATAACAAAACAAACAGAACTATTGGATCTGATATGGGAACAGACAGGTATATATCACGAGCCATTAAAACCAAAAGATTTTAGAGCTAAACTAACAGAGTTTAGAAAAAATTCTGTAAAGATAACACCACCTGCAGGAACACAGATAGAAGATAGATTAAACGAAGAGTTATTTCAATACTGTGTCAATGGACCAAGAGCTAAGAAAAGAATACAAATCAATAGTGGATCTTGTCTGACAGAGGATGGCTACCACTACTTTAAATTTAATTCTTTTATAGATCATCTAGGTGCCAGTTGGAAAATACCAGAAGAGCGTATTGCACAAAAATTAAAAGATAAATGTGATGTTGAGTTTAATCATTCTTTAAATGTTGATGGCAAGACCATGAAAGTTTGCAGAGTAAAACAATTACACATAGATAAGATTGAATACAAACCAGTGGAAAGAAAAAAGAGTAATTATTAATGAGATATAAAGTTGTAGGACCACCAGGAACAGGTAAGACAAGAAGATTATTAAATGAGGTGCAAAGATATGTAGATAAAGGTGTGCCATTAAAAAAGATAGGATACTTTGCATTTACGCGTAAGGCAGCAGGCGAGGCAAGAGATAGATTCTTAAAAGTCAAAACAGAGCTCACAAAAAAAGACATTAAATATTTTCAAACACTACACTCTCTAGCTTTTAATACTTTAGGATTAAAAGAAGAAAACGTCATGCAAGATCTAAACTATAAAGTTATTGGTGAGACTTGTGGTATACAGATTAAGTATGCATCTTATGAAACAAACAATTGGAATGGTATATTTTCATCGGACAGTGAATATTTAGGGTTAATAAATCTAGCTAGGGTAAAACAGATATCTGTAATGGACCAGTTGGATCTCAACGAACATCTATCAAAAATAGAAAGAGATAAATTAGATGCTATTGAAAAAGAGATAGATAGTTACAAACAAGTTTATGGTCTTATTGATTTTACAGACATGATACAAAAATTTTTAGACAAAGAGGTTACACCAGATTTTGATGTTATATTTGTGGATGAAGCACAAGATCTGTCTTTAATACAATGGGCCATGATAAATAAAATAGAGAAAGATACTAATTGTGATGTATGGGTTGCAGGTGATGATGACCAGGCCATATTTGGTTGGGCTGGTGCAGATGTGGATTCTTTTATAAATTATGAAGCAGAGGAGATACCACTAAAACAGTCAGAAAGAGTGCCCAGTATTATACAAGAAGTTGCATTAAATGTCATCACTAGAATAGAAGAAAATAGGATTGACAAAGAGTATTTTCCAAAGTCTGAAAAAGGAGAGATTTTTGAAAGATATAGGTTGTCAGATATAGATATGTCAACAGGTGATTGGTTGATACTAACTAGAACTAAATCGTTATTAAAATCTGTGCCAACATATTTAAAAAAGAAAGGTTTGTTTTTTAATACAGCGCAGGGTAACAGTATTGGTAAAAGTTTATACGAGGATATTCATAATTGGTCTTTATTACAAAAGAAAATAACCATACCAGATATACAGATACAGAGAATAAAAGAGAGAATAAAAGGCACGATGAATTTATCTCTTAAATGGTATGATGCGTTTAATAAATTAACAGATAGTCAAATAACTTATATGAAATTATTA